ATGCTCACCGTTAAGCAGATTGAAGCAGCAAAGCCGAAAGAAAAACCATACCGCCTACTCGATGGTAATGGCCTGTACCTTTATGTCCCTGTATCAGGGAAAAAGGTATGGCAGCTTCGCTACAAGATTGACGGTAAGGAGAAAATCCTGACTGTCGGAAAATATCCGCTTATGACTTTGCAGGAAGCAAGGGATAAGGCATGGACTGCGAGGAAAGACATCTCGGTTGGCATCGATCCGGTAAAGGCGAAAAAGGCTTCGTCTAACAACAATTCATTTAGTGCGATTTACAAGGAATGGTACGAGCACAAGAAGCAAGTCTGGTCAGTAGGCTATGCAACTGAACTTGCCAAAATGTTTGATGACGACATTTTACCCATCATCGGCGGTCTTGAGATTCAGGATATTGAGCCGATGCAACTGCTGGAAGTAATCCGCAGATTTGAAGATCGCGGTGCAATGGAGCGAGCCAACAAAGCCCGCAGAAGATGCGGCGAGGTTTTTCGTTACGCTATTGTCACCGGAAGGGCTAAATATAACCCGGCACCTGACCTTGCAGACGCCATGAAAGGATACCGCAAGAAGAACTTCCCGTTCCTTCCAGCAGACCAGATGCCTGCATTCAACAAAGCACTGGCAACATTTTCAGGAAGTATCGTATCGCTCATTGCGACAAAAGTTTTACGTTATACAGCCCTAAGAACGAAAGAGCTTCGTTCCATGCTATGGAAGAACGTCGATTTTGAAAACAGGATTATCACCATCGACGCCAGTGTGATGAAGGGACGCAAAATTCATGTGGTCCCGATGTCAGACCAGGTGGTTGAACTTCTCACTACGCTAAGCTCAATCACCAAACCAGTCTCAGAGTTTGTTTTTGCCGGGCGCAACGATAAGAAGAAGCCAATCTGCGAGAACGCGGTATTGCTTGTGATCAAACAAATCGGCTATGAAGGTCTGGAAAGCGGTCACGGATTCAGGCATGAATTCAGCACGATTATGAACGAGCACGAATGGCCTGCTGACGCTATTGAAGTGCAACTGGCACATGCCAACGGCGGATCTGTGCGTGGGATTTACAACCATGCTCAGTATCTCGATAAACGCAGAGAAATGATGCAGTGGTGGGCGGACTGGCTTGATGAAAAGGTAGGGTGATCGACCTTAACAACTATCGAATAGCACAAAGACTTGCGGGCCAGTGCAAGGCGTTCTGTGTCTCAGTTTTGTCTAAGTGTTCTACTAAAACATAGTAAAATCGGTAACGGCTGGAAATCATTCAATACTCGCACTATCGAAAGTTCGCCAGCCAGCCGCAGCACGTTCTTGCATACGACGTGGCTGCGGCTTCCAACATTAGACAAATAACTCTTTAAATTGCTTTTAAATTATTTCGTTTGAATGCCAGTAACAGGAAATCGTTTATATAGGGTTGATAGCCCAACGTTATAGATACGTGCAACATAACGCCGCGATTTCCCTGCCGCTATGAGCGCTCCCATCTGTTGCCACTGCTCGTCGCTAAACTTCGGTCTACGCCCACCAATCCGGCCTTTGGATCTGGCAATAGCCAAACCAGCTAAAGTTCCGGGATGACAGGCCAGTTAACATGCTCAGGGTCGGTTGTTACATCAACAGCCTTAACCTGATTCTTATATAAAAGCCACGCCGAAAGTTTAGCTCTGTTGGCATCGCTGATTTCACCCAGCATCAGCTCTGTGCGCCAGTCGAGCATAATTGCATCAGCGGCGGACAGTAATCGCTGTCGCTCATTTTCAGCAGCCTGGATGAGTTGTTCATGAGTCGGTGGGGGATTAATAATTTCCATAGCCTCACTTCTGGTGATTGGCACAAGCCCTTCTTTGATAAAAGCATCCTGTGTGCCATACGCATCGTAGGCATATACGACGTTATTTTCATCTTTGTAATACTTCATCATTGTTATCATTTTTTATCCACCTCTGCCCAGGTAACATCTGACACAGTTCCTGAAAACTGCCGCACGACATAGGTCGCACCGGCAGGAACCATGAATGCGATAGTTGCTCTGTGCCCTGCAAGATTTGTTGTCTGATTGCCGCGAAAATTAGCCAAATTACCATCCATATTAACGTCGGCGCTCAGAAATGAACTACCGTCAGACATCACCGCATTGACGCTTACAAATATGGCGAAAGACTGGCTGTTGGTGTATACGACACCGAGATTTCTAGATTTCATTCCGCATTGACCAAACAACCCTTTCATATCTGAGTAGTTTTGTGATGCAGCAAGTGATGATGCGGCAACACCAGATTCTGTTGATGTTCTGGAATCAGATACGCGGATAATTCCCTTGTTTGTAGTGGTTGCATCATTAGTCTTGCCTTGCAGAGCTACAATATCCGCATAATTCATCGCTGCCGCTTTTGCTGTTGCAGCAAGCGTTTCAGATTCGGATACCCTTGATGATGTAAGTTGAACAATTCCTTTCTGTGTCGTAGTTGAATCCTGAGTTTTGTTTTGCAAAGATTTTATGTCCGTATAGTTTTGCGCGACAGCATTAGCTGTGGCTGCAATATCCTCTGCACCCGATACCCGCGATGACGTTAACCGGACTAAACCCACCTGTGTTGTTGATGCGTTTTTAATACCAAGGTTTTCGAGAGCCGTTTGCACAGTGCCATCCGATTTGATATCGCCAAACGGATTCTTGCGGCTCAGGTATTCAACAGCAAACCCCGATCCCAGCAATTCAACAAAACCGGGCAGATCACCATTATCAAGCACATCCCGTTGCGTTTTATCACTTACAAACTGGGCCAGAGCTGCAGCAATAAAGCTGGCCTGCCGAATAACCTTATTGACTTGCGCACTGGATGCTTTCCCTGCTGTAAATCCGGATATAAGCGCAGGCAACGCTTCCCATTCCTCCTGCGACATAACATTGGCATTTCGATCAGTTGCAAACGCTTTAAAGTCATTTTTCGCCATCAGAGTAATACTCCCCATGCCCCTACATCAAAACCACTGATGAATTCGTTATCCATATCAAAACCAAAAAATTTAGAGCCTTCCGATGGAGTTTCCACCGAAGGTGTTTCAATGCCCCCCGCCCATACCCCGGCGGCTTTTACTGTTAGATACCCCTGTTTAATTGCCGCAATTAACTCACGCGATACATCTGAAATATCAGTATCAGGAAAGACCCAGACCGATATCGTCATGTCCTGGTTATCGACTATCTGCATTCGCAGCCCGGATCCTGCTGTTGCCGCGTCAAGAATTGCCGGAAGCGAATCATTCCGTCCGTCCCAGTTATTAATCGCAATCTTCGCTTTAAGAATGACACGATAAGTTTCATCGCTGAGATACATGTATCCTGAATCAGGATCGTATGGTCCCTGCCATACCCCCTGATCATATCCAAGCCCGTCGGTATCCCAGCTGAAATAGACACCTGAGATAGGCTGGCTGACAACACGGCTACGTCCGATCCACAATCCAAGAATGTCAAGTTGCACACCAACCGCAGAGTCAATATCAAATGCAGTAATCAGCCCTCTGGTGGCAGCCGCAACATCAATAAGTGGCCGGGTCATCAGATCAACATGCGCAAGAAATTTAGGTTTGGTAGCGTGGTAGTTCGTGATTAGTTCGGTGTATTTGCTCATGACTCCACCGTTATAACGATATTTTCCGGGGTACAGGACGTAGATTCGTTGTATCTGATATCAATGTTTGATGACGACAAAGCCCCCGGGGATTTCCCAATCGTCAGTTCCTGAATATCGTAATAGCGTGCATTCCCGCCACTCACCACGCCAAGATTCGCCGGTGAGTAAATGCGACTTAAAAGGACCGAATCACCAATCATCAGACTATTGATATAGTCGGAAATAGCCTGCTGGATCTGCTGCCCTATCTGTGAGGTATAACCCGTAAAAACTTTTAATTTAATCCGGGCGTAAACAGGCACATCACTGGAACGCGAGAATTTGATTACATGGGGATTGCCGTATTTATCCGGAACCGTAACGGATGTTGTACCGTGAGTGGCTGTCCCCTGGCCTTTATTTCCTCTGATAGCCTGAGCAATATCCGTCACATCACCGCCATCCACAATTACAGCAACAGAGTGTGGCGGTAACCCGTTACCGTCCTCCGAACCAGTATCGTTTTCATAGAGTTTGTGGCGGGTTACACCGGTAACATTAGAAACAGCACCATCCAGTGCTTCAAATGGGGTTATTGATGGCAACGCAACACTTTGCGACTGGCGGATACGTAACTCCGCATCAGTTTCTGCTGGAGTGCCTACAGTAGCTGCAGCAGGATTGGTTACCGAAACCCAGCCACGGGTTGGCGTATTAATTTCAGTGATAGTTCCAGCCAGCGCCGCCACTGCACCACTGACAGAACATTTTGCGGTCACCATCACTGTACCATCCACGCCGACCACCACTGAAGCAGGCAAACGCCATATCACATTATTACTGTCTTTCACGCTGCCATTAATGATGGTTGTTCCGGCAGTTCCTGTAAGAAGCAAATCAACCGTAGAATTCGTCGCGCCTTTACGTGAAATACCATTTATTTTCACGTTACTGGTCAGTGCAGCCCCATAGCCGGTTGCCGGTGAAAAACAGTTGTAGACAGTTATCGCCATATTATTGGCATCATGAATCGCCAGCGCCATCAGAGCCACCATCTGGCCGTCTTTGCTGTCCGGTTCGAGGTAGGCATCACTGCCATAAATCTGCTGAAAATAGCTAATCAGGGTGCTGAGTATCGTCTGATAATCAGGCGCACTGATCCCCTCCGCGGTTACCTTTGCAGATAAACCGAGAGAATCAAGGTTCAGAGCCATTACGCCTCCGATGTAACAGTCGTTATTCCATAGAGAGTGTCGATTTCAGCGGAAAACATGACACGTCGGGTCGTGGTATCCACCGTCGTATTGAAAGAGAGGATTGATTTAACGCCCTGCGTTTCCAGAATGCGTTTTCTGATCGCTAGGTTGTAAGTTTCCGGTTTTTGCCTGCCCAGCACAGACTGGATCCACGGAGTCCCTTCGGTAGTGTCGAGAAACCATTGCCCATACCACAATTCGAATCGCGTTTTCACAGCCTGCGCCACGGCCTCAGGCGAGTTAATCAGCCAGGTGTCATCACCGCTGCCAAAGGTGTAATCGCCATCGGCGTCTTCACGTCTGTATCGCATCAGTTTACCCCGTCGGTACTGCTTCCACCGCGCTGAACACCGCCATGAGTGTGCGTATCATCGATTGGCTTGCCGTTAGCCTTAACGCTACCCAAAAACTCAACAACACCAGTGATTTTTGAAGCCACACCAGAAACAACAGACCCCACCATGCCCCCCATCCAGGTTAACAGGCCATGAATGGTTACTTTCTCGGAAAAATCAGCCAGAGGGGCAACCACATCAAGACCACCCGGAGCGACAATTTTAATTTTCCTGGTATCAGGATTAAGCTCAAAATAGGTGCTGCCATCGTCACTACGCAACTGTGTGGCACTGGTATTAATACCGCTAATCTTCCTCGCCTGCGACTGGGGGCCTACAATACAAAACGCATCCGATAAATCATGCATTCTGTCATCGACCGGTTCCTGTATTCCGCCGCTCTGCCACCAGAAATCAATACAACGATCGGCAAAAACGACAAGACACTCATCCCCGGCTTTAATCGGAAACGTTAGCGTACATCCTCCGCCACGTGGGAATACCACTGGAACATCCACCAGCAATGGGTAATTTTTGGTAATGCGGTTGCCGTCATTATCCTTTTCAACCGAACGGATAGCAGGCTGCACAACCGCCGTCACCGCATCAGGATCGAATGACTGAATAATGCCAGGCAAGGCGACTCGGATCTGATTCTTTGTTGTTTCCCGTTCAGATTTGAATGTTTCGGCAAGGTCGCCGCTGCGGGTCTGGTCAGATACTGCCATTTGGTAGGCTCCAGAAAGCAAAAAACCCGCCGAATGGCGGGTTTTGTTAATTCACTGAATGAGTTTAAACAGCTTCATCAGTCTTCATTTTTTCCCACTGAGAAAAAATAGTCTTAACCTCTAAGAGAGATTGCTGTGCCATTGCTTTATCTATTGCACAGCTAGTGAGGTCATAATCTGCTTCATTTCGAGCCAGTCTCTGTTGCTCAAGTTTGTAAGCCATGGATTTTAGGCTTAATGGATCATATGGCTCCAGTTTGTTTTCACTCTTATTTTTAAGATAAGAGATAAGACTGGAATGATGATCCTTCGTATAAGCAGGAAGACTGGTCAGATTCTCTTTTATTTCATGGTAAAGCGCATAATATGCCCGCGAAATAGTATTACGATAACCAACTTCAGAATCCTCCGCAAAGCAACGCTCCGCTGAAGATAAAAACTCAGAGCTAGTTATAGGCATATTTACACCCTTTCAAGCTATTTCTTTCAACGGAAAAACGTGCAATAAGATTGCAATCATCAAGTAAATCGATTGAACAAATTTCATCTGCAAGTCGCATATTCATTGCAACCACCTGTTCAGGGGATGCATTAACTACCTCAACCAGATAAGTCCCACCAGATGCACCGTTGATGTCAGCACGATATTCAGTTGGAGGGAATTCAGCCATGACTCTATGAACAGCAAGAGCAACTTGCATGTATTGTTCTGAAGAGCATCCTGACTTTTTGTATGCTTCATCCATATCGTGAATTACCTCCTGCAAGAAGGCTTCTGCGTCATCCCTATGTTCTTCTTGGGATAACATTTTGCAATGACGTCCAAAATATTCTACGCATTTTGATAGTTTCCCTACCAAATACGCAACGCCACCAGCCCTATAAGTAAACCACTTGGTTGGATACTTATCAGCTAAAGAATAGATGTAGTAGTCCGATTTTTCGAGTAGAGAAAAACGCTCAAGCAGCTTACAAAAAATCCGCGCAAAGTTAACATCAGCATGTGGGAGGATAGCTTCAAGCATTTCAATCCCGACACTCACATCACCTTTAGCAATATGAGCCAAAGCTACAAGCGTGTCAGCAGGCGGAGTACGCTTAGAGCCATACTCCGAGACCACCTGTCGAAAGGTCCAAATATCAAGAGGTTGACCGCTATTGATTATCTTAACCAACTGGTCAAAACGCTCTTCCGCTTTCAGTTTTGGTCTTGCCACAGTACGCTCGCTACTTATCTTTTGGTTGAATTTTATGTTCGCGTATACAGTTTAGTCAATCCGAAGCTCGTGCTGTTGAGCCGTTTCGCACAAAATCATCCTTGCAAAAAGGATGGGACTTCAACCATCAACCTTTTTACACGGGAAAGAGCCGATGATTTTCGGTGCATCCATGCTGTTCTGCAGAAGCTGGACGTTCAGGAAACGCGTTTCGGTGCCAGGGCGACGAATGTATTCAAAGCCGTAGTTGTTACCGTCTTTGGCAGGCATAAGCCCCATATCAATCTTAATGCCATCAGCACCAAGATTTGTAATTTTCTGAGATGTGACGCGTTCACCGTTAATCATGTCCATTTCCCCCAACCTTGCAGTGATGGTGTAAGGTCCACAATAAGCGGTGTAACCGCTTGCAGATGCCCCAAATGACATAAAGGCAACAATTAAAATGGCTAAGGCTTTCACATTTACCCCCGGTTAAGCGAGTCCTGAGTGCGGAGATCCGCCGCGCCACGCGCTTCGCACATCATATCCATGTACCACGCCAGGCCCCTTGTATCGCCAGTGTACATAATCCCGCGCACAATATAAACGCCATCCGTTGCGATGCTGGCAGGCTGCGATGTGGTGCCGCTTAGCGTGATATTTCCATCCGTGTTCTGGTCGGTGATCTGACCACCAGCCATCGCAATATCGTTGTTCGACAAGGCGGTACGATACACGGAAGCCTGATCCAGCTGAATGAGTCCGTTAACCCGGATGTTCGGATTAATAAGCGCGCGGACGTTTACGCCGTTACCGATAGTCTGCTGCGGCATGCCAATAAGCCCGGTAGCGCTGTTGAGCACAATCGCTTCATGAACATATTCGTTATTCGCCACCATCTGGCGTTGACCGTCCACGAATTGCCATGTTGCGCCACATTGTCCGGCCACGTTATCCATAAGATGCCGTGTCATGCCGAACAGCACCCGCCCTCGAGGGAATACGGTAGCAGGCATTTCAGGCGTCAGGCCTTCGGTCGCGCCTTTGGCTTCGAAGTCTTTCATCAGCGCACGGTTCACATCAGCGACCGTGTAACCGGCAGCCAGCGTCTGTGAGGTTATACTGGTGGCAAAAGCCAGATCAGTATCTGCTGCCTGAATCAGGACGTAGGTATCAACCGGACTGTCTTTTCCTGTGACCGAGTAGCGAATTTCACCGCTGAAAATCAGTCCGTAGTTGCGGCCATCTCTCTGGCCCACGTCCGCCGCGTCAACTTCCCGCACGGTCCCTACGTCGCTTGCTGACACCTCTGGCGCGACACCGTCGTAACCGGCAATCAGACGCACTTTCGAAAATTCCTGCCCGGTGATTCGGTTCACAGTATCTGCCGAGAGGTTATAAATTTTGATAGTCCCTACCCGGGACGCGCTGCTGATGTTGAACCAGTCGATCGTAAAGGTGACTTTGAAATCACTTAGCTCAATTCCCTGACCGTTCCCGTCCACAAGCTGCAGCTCGAAATGTCTCATCCAGTTCTGTGACATGCTTACTCCGTTGATACCAGTAAATGACTGAGGCCGCCCAGATCAGTTTTCGTGGGATAATCCTGTGTGTTGTCATCGCAGACCACCACCAGCTTAAAACCAAGTCCCATACAGGCGTACTGCGCCAGCAGATCAGCGCCAGTGACGAGAGGAATACCGGAGATTACCGGCTCCCCTCTGTCGTTCTGCAGGTCCATAATCCAGTAAGGATCGCGCCATATGATGCTAATCCGCCAGGTGACACCACCCAGGACGATGCTGAACTGCTGGTTGTCCGCTGTCAGCGGAATTTCCTGAATTGTCATTAGCCGCCTCCCAGTAATGACGCCACGTTACCAGTGATGCTTTTCAGCAGTGAAGTATCTGGAGGCTTTGTGGTTTTGTTGCCGCTGTTCTGTACCGCCGACGTGCTGGCCCCTTCCTTCATGTTGGTTTTATCCGCGACGGTAATCTGCTGTGTCCGGGAGATAAGGACCTCCCTCAGGGTGAGGACGGCGGACAGGACGTTTTCGGTTGTCTTGTCCGTCGTCACTTCCAGCGCCCGGATCAACATGTTGCTGTACAGTCGTTTACCGGTTACCACATCGAAGGGGATACGGCTTTCCTGCAGATCCAGTAGCTCCTGATACGTCTGCTGAGGACTCAGGCCGAGCAGGCTGGTAGCCGTCAGATTACTGGCAAAATCCAGCAATGCGCCGCCACCGGCGAAACCAACCTCCATCACCACTTCTGACGGTTTTTTATAGGCATGATCAGCGACAGCGGCCCCGACCTCTACCGGATGCTCTGTTATTTCAAGCATATCTGTATGCTTCTCTGAAATAACAACACTGGGAACAATCATTCCTATTTTTCTGCTCTGCTGATGAAAAAGTGTAGAGAGAATATCCACTAACCCACCCTCACCTGATTACTTCGCATGACCTGAGCATTTGCAGACTGTTGCCGACGTGCAACCTCATTACCGACAGCGTGCGGATCTCCGCCACCGTAAATGTGGTAAGTATTTTGCTGGTTAACCTCTGTCATTTTGCCACTAATTCCCGTCACGGCAGCCTTATTAATCAGCTCTCGAGAATAGATATTTCTTCCATTTTCATGCTGGATAATGCTGCTCATCAATGCTGACATGGTTTGCGGATCGCTCATATTCAGGGCAGCCCGGGGATCCACTCCCAGTCGTTGCGATACAGCCCTGATATACGCAGTTGTGTTGTTATTATCAGACGCAGGTGCCCAGGTAGAGATAATTTTCTCCACGCTGTTTATTCCACGTCCGGCGTACAACATTAACTGACGAGCAAGAGCCCGTAATCCATCAAAAGCAGTTTCAAATCTGGCAAATCGCCCGCCCGGGCGTTCAAGAGAAGCCCCTGCCTGACCAGCAAAATTAAGGTTTCCCGGATTGTTATTCCGTTCTCCTCGTTTCGTAGCCTGTGCATATTGTTCCGGCTCATCATCACCAAACCAGCCGCGTACCGTCCGGCCCACACTGCGGGGATCGAATCCCCAGTGCTCTTTAATCCAGTCGGCAGTACTGTTAGCGCTGTCTGTAACCATCGGCATCGCTGACGGATTTTCGCTGCCCTGATTAAGTATCTGTTTGCCGATGCTGACGGCATCAGCCCAGCGGCCATCTTTGATAGCGTTGAGCAGGTCGGCGATCATGTTCAGCATTTTGCTGAATTCGCCCATCTGGTCGATGAAGTTGCTGAAATCCCACTTCAGGGACCATGATTTGGGGTCAATATTGAGCAGTTTCGCCAGCGCTTTCACCAGTTCATTAACAGACCCTTTCAGGTCACGAACCATCTTCAGCGCGGCATCGACCTCCGGCTTCCACTTGCCCCAGTCAATCAGGCTGTCGCCGCCTTCCTTCCAGGTCTGATAGTCCTCCCACAGAAGGGCAATCCCCGCCGCCAGCGCGGTAATGAGGCCAATCGGCGACATCCAGAACGTACTGTTCAGAATGCGCAGCGCAATCGTCAGCGCGCCAAACAGCGAGATGAGCTCCCGCGTTTGCTTATCCAGCGATTGCCACCAGGTGATAAGGCTGGATGTTCCCTCAATTAGCCTGAAGAACAGCCGCCCGATGATGTCTCCGAGCGCCAGAATGCCTTTTATGGCTTTCGTCAGGGTCTGCTCGATGCGCGGGAAGTTATCGAGGATGTGGCGGCGCAGTGTGTCCAGCGAACCCGCCAGACCACCAGCAAGATTAGAGCCGATTTTGTCACGGGCCATGCCTGCCATCGCGCCGAACTCGCGCAGGGAGGTCATGAATTTGTTGGAGCTTCTGGCCGCCTCGTCAGTATTGAAGCCGATAGCTTTCGCCATTGCGCTGTACTGCCCGGAGAAATCACCCACACCCCGGCGCATCGCCATGAGGGTATTTTCGTCAATACCCAGCATCTGCGCATACTGGTTAGCCCGGTAATACGGCATGCTGCTGAGCTTCTGTCCGACACCCGTAAAAATAGCGGCCATGTCGCGCATGTTGCCGCTGGCGTCACGGGTCTGTACGCCCAGGCGATTCAGAAAGCCTTCTGCACCGGGATTGTTACGAATAAACCGGGAGAGGCTTTCCAGAGAAGATCGCGCAGCGTCCACGCTGCCGCCAACCTGCGAAACCGCATAGCCAATAGACTGAATCCCCTGAACCGTCGCGCCGGTGCGCTGTGACGCCCAGTAGAGATTATCCAGACCGGAGGCGATCTTGGCCGTGAAGGCCACCACGGACAGCGCAGCTCCTTCAACAGCCAGCCCCATTTTGATGACATTTGCAGTTGTACCGGCGAGGACAGAACCGAATTTTTTCGCGCCTGCATCATCCACACTGAAGCCAAGCGAGACAAGGAAATCTTTAATAGTTTCAGCGTTCATTATCCTCTCTCCATTTCTCAATGCGCCGCTGGTTATCCGCTTTTACCGCCAGATGGTCATTCAAGAGAGCAATGTCATACAAATCGACAGAGCCATCTTTAAGTGCTGTATAAGGAATTAACCCGGCGTCAACCGGATTGAGAAGGTAGGACAGCCCGTCCGGCAGGCTGTTAAACGTCAGCCCTGTTGCAGGCTCTGCGTCGTGCTGGTAAGGGGTGTAGGCAAAAAATTTCCCAGCGAATCGGCGACCACCCGCGCCACCAGCTGCAGCATGGTTAGCAGGTCGATATCATCGAACATCAGCTGACCGCTGTTGAATACCGGCGTCCATCCGTCCATGTGCTTACGTGACACTACGGCCAGGCAAGGATGAATAATCGCGTTGGTATCTTCTTCAGTCAGGGAAGACAGTTCCTCAGCGATACGCGGGAGCATGGCTTCAAACACCGGTTTTAACTGCTCGAATTTCACGGTGTCGATTTTGCCGTCGGCAGGCAAACGGGAGCGAATGCTCCCGAAATCTGACATCATTCCTGCCAGCACCGGCAGAAGTTTGCGGGTCACTTTCAGCTGATCAAAAACGCTGAGTTTTGCCGCGCGATATTTCACGCCTTTGATTTCGAATTCCATGTATTAAAACTCCCCGAGAACCTGGTCAATCTTGCCGCAGTCAAACACCCACGGCATCGTATTACCGGCCTTAGCGTTGGCGTTATCCGGCTGTTTCTGGAACGCCACGCTGCGCGCCGTGATGATGTCTCCGCTCACCTTGTTTCGGATCACAATGACGTTGTTCCCCCAGGTGCCTGAGGACTGACTCTGCGCGTTGTACGCCAGCGACAGCTTTTTGTTTGTCGGCGAGGTTTTCAGCAGGTTGACGGTTACCGTGCCGCTTTTGTCCGCGTGCAGGCTGTGCATCACTTCGCCGTCAGCACCGATGGTCATGGTGTTTTTGGGACCGCCCATTGCAACAGTGATCCCCTCCTCTGAACTGGCGGAACCGTAGCCAAGATCAATCTCGCCGGTCGGGCCGGAGAGGGACGCCGTAACGTCCATAAAAGAATAAGTAGCCATTCATGTTCTCCTTAGCGAACGACGTTGATCTGCACATCGGCATAATGAACTGCGCCAGCCAGCTTACAGGCCACCTGAATTAACGGTGCTTTGCGAGCTTCTCGGTCGGCCTGCGCCTGTTCGGACAGAGGTTGCGCATACACGTAATAACCTTTGGTCAGCGTATCGCCGGAATTCAGCTGTCCGATAGGGCCACCATTCCACACGCCAGCCGCTACCAGACCGTTCGTGACGGACTGATCCATGGACTGTTCAACGTTGGAAAGCAGACGGGTCACACCGGCATCAGTCTGCGGAATTTTGGTGGTGCTGGTGTAAAGCAGGTTATAGAGGTTGGTCTGCACATAATTCTGTAACCAGTCCAGGCCGTGGCGTTCATCAAAGAAATCGCCGTTAGCCATCACTCCCTGCTGGAGGATAGCCGTATCATTCTGGTAGTACACGAACACATTGCAGTTTTTTGCGTCAAGTGCCGATGCCTGGCTGACTGTCAGTGTTTCATACCCGACACCCGGCTCCTGCTTAAACTTGAGCGTAATCGCGGTATTACTGCCATTGAAATTAACCGTGAATGCCCGGCCAAATGCAGATAACGCAGCGTATTTATTACCCGATGAATACTGAATAAAACTGCGTGAATATCCGGCGGTTTTCAGTTTTGATGCCAAATCATCTCTGGATGCAGTCTGCAGGCATTTCTCATCGCTTGTCGTAATCGCCAGAATACGGCTTACAGAAGAGGATTCGATCGCCGCAGCCACTTTCAGCCAGTCTGCATCCGGAATATCTGCATCGTCTGCAATCCCCAGCCCATACCATGAAGTATAATCAAGCATGGCATTCACAGCCTGCTCCAGCGTCTCAGGCGTGGCCTGTTCGCTGTCTCCCTTCGTTTTCACCCAACGACCAACAAAAACCTCCTGAGGTTTCGGTGATTGAGAGAAAAACACCTGCGCAGCCTTATATTCTGGTGATTCCACGCCAAAATCTTTTCCAATATCTTCCGCGGCAGAATAACGGCGAATGCGCTCACTTACCGGAATGATTGTGGACGGGCCGAGAATGAGTAATGCACCAAAATTTCGCCCTGATGCTGCACGCGGCGACATGATCACATCAACATTAACAACGTTTGATACAGGCAAGCCCTGTGCCATAGCTTAATCTCCGAAAAAGATGACTGGTGCTTCCACCAGCGATTTAATACCGTACTCGCGCACAACCTTCCGGCGCAGACGCACCGTCATATCGTAGCGGCGGACCCATTGCTGATTAATAAGTTCAGGGAAGGGAGTCAGACCTGTGTAATCGCCAAGAGACAGCCCCAGCGCATTCAGTGCTGCATTGTTCTGCGGCACAGATATACCGTCACGAAACCGGGACGCATACACCATCCCCGCCGGTCCATAAAACGAAGCCATACACTCAATCGTTTCATGCCGCCAGAGCTGAGAGCCATTATCGGTCTGTCTGGTGAATGCCGGACTGTCATCACCTGACCATCCGATAACCCCAAACGCACACCAGTTCGTTTCAACCGGTAGCAGTGGCGGCTGCTCTTTCTGCCAGCGCGGGCGAACCATCCCGGCAGACAGGCCGGAAACGTTACGCATCCACTGGCTTAACAGCCTGTCGAGCGCTTCGTCATAATCCGGATCGCCACTGGTTGGTATTAACCATCCGCGCTCTGTACTGGTGTTATTGCTCAATCGGAGTTCCCCCATCAAACGGCATCAACTCACAATGCGCCTGAACGAATCCGGCCCCATAAGCTGTATACGGGTCGACGAAGGTCACACGATAATCACGACCCTGATACGTCACGATATCGGCATCACGGCCAGTCTGTCCCTGCGTCAGTCGCTCAGTCGTCACAATCAGAATTGCACCGCTGATTACCTGCCCTGCCTGCATACGGCGGTTTTCCAGAGAGCGATCAACAGTTACGACTCCGGCAAACTGCTTTTTAACTTCACTGTCGCTGCCGATCCCGTCCTCATCAACCGTTTGCACTCGGCGTGTTACCCACAAATTGAAGTCGCAAAAATCGGGGTCAAAAAGCACATCTGTTACATCAAGAGTCGGCATCTTTATCCCTCACTACATGGGTAATCGCTCTGCGATATTGCCCGGTGTCAATTAATGGTTTCGCCAGTTCGGTTCCCGGGGATTCGCCAGCAGCACGCCGGGTAAGTTCCAGTGTTGCCCCCTTGCGCCCCCGACGAGCCCGGGCTTCAACAGTACTGTCAGCAAGCGGCGTAAAGCCGGTAATGGTCATGTAACGCCTGACGCCATTAGCGGCCAGCGTTCCGGCACGGTTGAGCGCTCTTTCCGCACCCGCCGCATTACCATCAAGCGCAGCCTGCGCCGCTGCTTTGAGCTGCGGCACTGTCTGTTCTTCTACCGATTTAACGCCGGGGACCAGGTGAGGTCGTGGCGGGATGTTTTGCGCCGGTGAGCCGTATTCGTTGAGGTAACCGATGCCCGCATTACCAAACGGAACATCATCCCGCTCGCTGTCTTCCGAAGGGATGCCGACCAGCACATCTTTTTTGGTTAACGACCTGAGCGCATCCAGAATGGCCTGAGCGTTATCCACCCTCGTTGTTACACCGCTTTTGAAACTCATAGCTGGCGACCGCCTGCACCGAACATCGTGATCAACTGATAAAATTCAGCGCCATATCGGGTGTTATTCCAGAAACCTGCATCAGGATTCAGCGTCGCGCTGGTGTCATAACTGACGCTTACCTTATCCACGGACTTTGAGGACTGAACACCATTGGTTGAACCGCCCGGACCACCAGCCAGCATCGCCCAGCTGTCTGCCGCCCAGAGCGTCATGTAGTGCGCAACGAACAACCCGGCAAAGTACGGAAACAACTTTTTTCCGGTGACGTTTTCGCTCAGCAGTTCATCGGCCAGATTCAGACGAAACTGGATTTGCGCTTCGGGATATTTGGCAGGGTCAGCAAACTGCGGGAAGTCGCGGCGAAAATCACTTACCGCTGGCAGACTTTGATTCTTTGGCATTTTTTACCTCGTTACGCGCGTCTGTGGCTTTGCCAACGGATACTTCCGCGTGCGCACGAGTGAACCAGTGCGTGGCAACGTCTTCCTCCACTGCATGACGTCCTTTAACAAACTCGCGCCGCGAACCGTCGGGAAGCGTGAGCACAAACAGGGTATGTACGTGTATTACTGCATTATTTTTTGCCATCGGGTCATCCTTAATGGCCCCGCCAGGGGGCCATATGGCTGTTAAATGCCATCAACGTACGAAATGGTTTCTTTGTACACTGGCTCGACTGCACCCAGCTTGCCGTAGTAGGTCGCAATCTGGTACAGACCGCGATACTGCACCGGCACGCTCTGAAGCGGAACCAGCGGGTAGCGGACGTATTTTTTATCGTTGGTGTACGCAACCATGCGATCCTTATTCCCCACACCACGGCCTTTCAGCCATTTAACCGCGCGGATATTCAGCGGAACACCGTTCTGGTGATAGCTGATGGTGTTGGTCTGAAGGTACGTCAACAGGGACTGGTTACCCGCAGATGAAACGATGATGCTGGACAACAGAGCAAACTGCTCAGGCGGGATCAGCAAATCACGCGGAACCACAGAGTAACCGGAAGCGGCCCACGCATCAGACAGCACCTGGTTAATGCTTGCGCGGATTTCGTCCGGTGTTGAGGTTGCCCACGTTTTGGCAGCGTTGTTGACAGGAACACCGTTCAGGGTAACAAGGCCTTTCAGGTTTAATGCGGAATCGCCAACATACACCTGTTCATCGTTATCCATCTGCCATTTCAGTTGCATCCCGTCATACTTCTGCGTATCGATCGGGCGTCCGACCTGCTGAGCAGCCTGCAATTCTATGACCGTCCAGCCAAGTTCCATCCCCCACAGGTTCAGCGGGTTACCGGATTTGCCGATATCCACGTTTACGCCAGCAATAGCGGTTGAGTCTTTGCCTACCCAGTTTTTGCCATTCGGATTTGCACCAGTACCCGCAGCGGCGAAGCTGGTATTCGTCCAGCTGGAAATGTCATCTGCGATAGAGACATCTTCACGCAACTGAATATCGCGGGTCCAGGTGTACCCCACCAGTGGCAGGTTCAGCGTCTGGTCGAGTCGCTCCAGCTCCCCGATGAGAAAGGCACCAGAGCTGTCAACGGTTGCCTGATCAAAAGTAATCATTCGTCTGTTCCTTAAATCTTCCAGGAAATTTCTGCATTGCCGTCAGCATCACCGGCACCTGTGAATTCAGCGTTGGTCAGCACCACGTTTTTGCCACTGACTGACGTGGACATGAATCCACCCAGCGGCACTTTGATGGATTCATCAGTGGAGACGACAACGTATACCGGGTCGCCTTTTTTGATGGTGCTGGCATCAAAATCAGAACCGAGGTTAACGGTCACGTAGCCACGCTTCATGGCGTCGCCCGGGAAGTTCTTGCCACTCCCCACCTGGCGAACCATGTCCGGCTGCGACGTGGTAGGATAAGGGCGCACGTAGATCCCCTTCACCTTGTCTGCGGTATCACCATCTGCCAGCGGCACGAAAAAACCGTCATCATCGTATTTACCAGCCAGCCCATAGGCAGCGAAGGCGTTATCGGATTTAAGGACCACCGGTTCGACGGTTAAGTCCTGCGGGCGAGAGACAGCCCCGGTAATGCCAACAGGCATCCGGTACAGAAATACATTATTCATTTTTTACCCTTTACGGTTTGCCCAGAATTCAGCGTTTTGTTTGTTCAGGGAAGCGATACTGGTCATGCCCATGTTTAGGCGCTGTGCATCGCCGGTGGTGGCGCGGGTGTTTCGCCCTTTGGCAATTTCAGACACGGCATTAAACGCCATGTCGACCGATTGTTTCGGTAATTTGCGGATATCCGCATCACCGACTATCTGGCGAACCAGCGTTTTGTCAGCAGAAGCCAGAACCTCACGTTTGAACGCGGTCGGTTTCATCTTACGGCTCAGATCGATACCCGGAACGATAACTTCGGCACGCCAGGCTGAGTCACCAGTAATCGTGGTTTCCTCTTCATCGTCCTCGCCGTCACCGGTCGGATTATCGTCAGGCTTATTGTCGTTATCGCCCGTCGCATTTCCTTCCAGCTTAGCCAGCAGGGCTTTCAGTAATGTTTTGAGGTCATCATCACTGTCGCCGGTTGGACCTCCGCCCATCTCTGGTGCTTTGTCCGGTAGCGGTTGCTGCGGGGACAGGTTGATGTTGAGATTAACGCCTTGCGGCAAATCCCCCTCATCTCCTGTAACCGATGCGGGAGCCGACTCCACCAGTTCGTTCATGGTGTCAGCGTCACCCGTTTTGATGGCCGTGCGCATGCGGGTCCACCAGCTTTTCTTTTGATTTGCCATTGTGTCTCTGTCTCCAATTGCACAACGATTTCCGGCTCTGCCTTTAGGGACAAGAGCCACATGGTTTCCGGTAATATCGACCTGCTCGGCTTTACCTGGCTCGGTCTGCTCGTACTCCGCGTCATAGCCACACGACACTTCACGCAGGCCATCTTCGATAAGCTGAATAGCGCTTTCGTCTTTGACGATAAGGTCAGCCAGCATCAAATCAGACTGGTTACCAGTCCCGCGCCGCACATTCTGAAGATGCCCGACAGCAAGCTCTTTCCAGTTCTCGGGATTTACCAGCCGCACATTCCCGTTTTCATCTTCAGGATGCAGGATCGTGATGCTCATCCCTTCGAATGAGGCGAGCGTGGCCGGATGGAATACCTGCTCAGGAGAACGCGTTACGACTATCTCACCGAGCTTGTCGGGTTTGAGGTTTGGCAGATCGGCAGCGCCGTAGAGCTGCTTACCCGTTCGACCTATCGGCACGTCTTTGCACAGCAGCGAGCCGTCAGCCAGCTGATAGCGGGTTTCCCCCAGCCGGGTATTGAAAAAATATTTCATGGTTTACCTGCGATTCAGGCGAGATAAGAATGAGGGTTGGGGAAGACGATTTCTTTGTAACAGCGGCAGTTCGGCAGCTCACCAGCGTGACCGGTCATACCGTCAAGCGTTGGAGGTCGGCCCCATTCGACAAACTTACCTTCCATCTCCCGATGAGAATGCCGGACGTCGCCATCTTCGGCTGTACGCCAGATATAACCATTCGAGCCGATTGACAGCGCACGCGCCTGATCGAGCGCGCCGGTTGCGCGTCCAAGCTCGGTACGGGCGATAAGGTTCGCTCGTGAGCGTGACACGTCACCGGACGCAGCTATCTCTTTCGCGAATGGCTCAGCGCGGCCACCAGTCACAACGGCCTCGATGGCTTTGTTCTGAATGTCATACACCCGATCGGCGGCCTCAAGAGGTAGCGATTTGATGTACTTAATCTGCTCGGCAACGATGGATTTCATCACCTGGCCTACCGGGGCGCGGTCAACCATGTTGCGCAGCTCTGCACTGATGTTCCGGCTGTGCTGACGCCACTGCTTTTCATTCTGGCGCGCAATGTCGGCGGTAAAGTTCTCAGCAACCTTCGTCGCCCAGGGGGTGATGATTTCGCTGTAGCGCTCCAGCGCATCCATGATTTCGGTGACGCTATCGTTTGAACCATCGTAGCGCCTATTTACGATATCCCCGACCGCCCGCGCTATCTGCCGTAGGCTCGTTCGATATCGGATCTCCGCCTGGCGACTCTGGCGGGTTGTCGCCAAGTTCGCCGATGCCTGGCGGCGCTTCGTCTTCGGCATTCTCTATGTCCTCGTCGGTAATGGATGCCCCGATGCCGGTGACGTCAGAGTTTTCGCGCAGGTCGGTCATTGCCGCCTTACGCGTCATCAATCCGTCGCCCAGCGCGGTGCTGATCGCGTTGGTGGTGTTTACGGCCACCGTTGAGCGGTCAACGTCAGACATTTGCCATAGCGGGTTAAACTCAAACGTGAAATCGTCCGGCAGTGGCTTACCGAGTTCCGAGCGGTGCATAATGTCCAGTATCCGGCGCATCGGCAGCCGTAAGCGGCGCTCCTGCAATGAGCTCACCCGGTCGTAATAGTTGGCAAGATCTGCATCACCGGTAGAAAATCCTTTCGGGGACTGTCCGAACAACCGCACCAGTGGAATACCAACAGCGCCACTAATCTGTTCTGCAAACTGCGATAGGATGTCATCCAGACCACTGAAGCTGTACTGATGCGTTTCAAACTTATCCCGCGAGTCCATGAGCGTCATGCCTTCATTGCTCTGGAACTGTCGAATCAGGTCGATATTCTTCAGCAACGCTTCATACGCAGGACCACCAAGTGCGATAAGCTCGCGTAGCTTCTCCACGCTGTAGGTACGCAAATGCGCTTTGTAGACCAGCTGCGCCGCGCCGACAGTGGCGCTGTCGAACGCAGTAAGCCGATCCCAGATACGCTCTACAACCGACATTCCCCATTCGTTTTCGGTCATCTTCTGCTGGAATGGCAGCGTCACCCCGTCGAAGCGAATCAGGCGGCTGTGATGGATGCGCCAGGCTGGAATGCCCGTGGCAGTGGTCACCACGTCGTAAAACTCAGGTTTGCCGAGATCCGGCCCCATCTCTTTAATGCGGCGGGTCAGGACCGGGTTAATCATCCAGCGGTCGAGCGGGAGAATGCCCTTAAACTTGCCTTCTCCAATGGTTTCGAGCCGCAGCGGGGTCATTGGTGCCTGCCCCTCGATCATGATGAAGCCGACCGCGCCGCCGTAGAGGCGCGACCATTTCAGCACGTCGTTCAGCGCATCCCAGATCTGCAACTCATCCAGCTGCGCTTCCAGGGTGCCACGGTCTTTGGCGTCAATCTCCGAAGTGATGCGAATGCCTTTCCGGGTCATATCGTCCGGGATAGCGTCGACCGCTTCGCCGATGATCCAGGACGAACGATAGGACCATTCCACCAGCATGCGGTTGCGGCTGGTGAAGTTAGCCCGGTAGGTCGATGCTGAGTGCTGGTTAGGCGTCTGTATCCCTACGCGGGCAATAAAATTCTCATAACCATCAGCTGTGGCCTGCGCAGTTCGCCGCAGGGCTTGTTTGTTTCGTGCCATCAGGCCTGTCTCCCTAGCAGCTCCCAGATGTTCAGGGCTGAATTCATTGGGGCATAGTTGATCATCACCGAGTCGGCAAGGTTTGGCGATCGGGTTCCATCAGGCTGTTTATCAATAACGATTTTTCCCACACCATTAATGGAATAGGTCGGCTGCGAAAGCTCGATGATGAGTTTATCTTTGAGTGCCATGCTACTGCTGATTGAGATGATTTCGTCCGGGTTGTAAGCCATACCTTCAACCACGGCGCGCCAGGTATTCTGAAAAAGTTTACGTAACCGCCACCAGCTCTGGGCTTTGGCGTTAGCGAAGAAGTCCTTGTTCAGACGTGCGGCTTGCCCGTTGTCCCCGCGAACAGCTTCATCATCCGGATCAAATACCGCGCCACTACCTCGAAACGGTGTGGCAAGTATTGACGGTCGACGCGCAGCGTTACGCAGTTCGTTGATAGCGCGTGCATCGCCGCGAACGCCAGCGCCCAGCCCGTCCTCATCAAAGCGAAACTCTTCGAGGTTGTCCTGTTCGCAAAAGCCGAAAACCTTCTCGACGGACTGATAAATGTCGCTGCCCACACCGGACCATTCCCGCACATTTTCCAGGAGGAAGCCATGACGGGTGGAAAAGGCATTTTTGTCCCTGCCTTCGTCGGCGACATCCATCGCGCCAAGTCGTTTGCCTGTTGGCTGGATACCCAGTTTGATATGCGCATCAACGGCAGCCTGTACCCATTCGGATGGAATCAGAACGCCTTCCGCTGATGCGCTGTAGTTCAGATCAAGTTCCTGTGCCACCACCACCGGATTATCGATTTTCTCGCATTCCCTGCGATACCACTCTTCATCCTTGCGAGGATCATCCCGCCAGTGGAATGTGAATACCGGTATCTTCCCGCCATGACGCTTCTGAGCGAACGGGTTAGCCATGCCGTTAACTGAACTCAGGTCGATACGGCAACGCGTCGTTTGTGACAACGCCGCATCAATCAGCAGAGGACGCTGAAGGAATGCAGCCTCATCAACCAGATAAAGCGTGGTACGGTCACCACGACCAATATTATCGCCAGCCTCGCCTTTGATAACGGCACCAGTTTCAGGAAACTCAACACGCATATATGGCGCGTGCTTCTTCTCGCTCCACGAACCGCGAAACTCTACAGGTAGCGTTTCCACGAACTTGCGTGCCTTCCAGAACAATGCTTTCGGGTCACCAGTGCTGTCGACGTATTCCTCTTTACGGGAGCCGAAACCGATAACCATTTCTTTGTTGAAGAGACAAAGCGAGCAGGCCAGTCCGATCGCGGTCCAACTGAGCCCCATTTCACGGGATTTTTCGGTAATACCATTCTCCCGATTGCCCCAGCGTTCCATAATCCAGTGGATCCACTCCTCCTGCTTAGGGAAGAGTAAAAACGGAATGGTCACCGGCAGGCCATAATCAATATTACGCGGGTCCGTTGTCATGCCCCAGTCGATGATGAACTGAGCCGGATTGGTTCGGTAAAACTGCTTCAATACGGGCAATATTTCAGGATTCTGGCGAATGCGCTGTAGGCGTTCCATCCGCCATTCAAAAACCATCTGGTAATCAGGATGTTTAAAATCGAAGGGGAATGGTAACGGCATACTTAGCCCATCATTTTTCTATACGCCTCTGCAGCCTGCTCCGGCGTTAAGTTGGTAATTTCTGTTCTGACTGGTCCTCCATCAGCGCCAGTCACTTCATTTTTGACGTTGTCTTTAAACGCCTGAACAGAAACATGACGCCCAAGCAACTCAAGGTTTTTAACCTTATCAGGCCATTTGATTTTCTTCAGAAGTGCGGCGCTATCTGCGGATACCATCTCCACGACATCCATTCCTGATAGCGTTGTGCGCCATACCTTAGGCCAGTCTTTAATGGGCTTTAGCTCACCGTTTTGCAGGAGAATGTCGAGCACATCCATCTGGTCGATTTCAATAAGGCGATTAAGTACATATTCTGCATTAATACCAACAAGATCATTGCGTTGCGCTTTCAGTTCAGCGATTCTGAATTGTATGTCAGGTTTTGACAGGTTTTCGGATGCGGTACGGTTAGCTGTCTTTGCGCTGTACCCCGCCCGAATAGCCGCTTGCGTGGCGTTTAAATCGATGAGGTACTCGCGACAGAACATTTCTTGCTTGTCGGTGAGTGCCATTGATATACCTGAGGAAATTATGAAGTTAGAAGATTTCGCAGCTTATAACCGCCCTCAATCGAAGGTGTCCGATGAGAGGAAATTTCTTGATTACATTCACAGTCGGAACAGATGGGTTGAGTTTATCAAAAGCATCGATAACGCAAAGCCAGTATCAATTGCCATGAAAAATTCATTCCATAGTCAATGGGTTGAGTCTGGGGCCTTTATACGTGAAAAGATCAACGACGACTCAATTCTCCTCAAACTATTAACGCTCTTATTGCCAACATATGATGGTGACAGCCTTGTACTTTATCGGGGGGAAAATAAAGACAGGTTCGATAAAGGGCTCATTGGATTTTGCTGGACAACGGACATTTCAGTCGCCGAGAAGTTTGGTCGTGGATTGAATGCATACAAATCACCAGGTTTGCTGTTAAGAGCTGAAGCTCCAGCCTGTTCTATATTAGCTGGCCCCAATGCCCACAGTCGTTATCTTGGTGAAAATGAGTTCACGGTTAACCCCTCGCGTCTTTCAAACATAACCGTTATTGAAACCTATCCGGACAACTCTTTTTTCAAATGATGAATAAATAGATGCCCTATACTTCACCCGCCACTGGTACGCCGTTTCGATGGCCTCCCAGTCCGGTTTTGCCATGAATTTTTCCTCTTAGTGACATTATCGAAGCCCCTTATCAAAGGAGCTTCTGTAATGTCAGTCCCGAACGAACGTAACCTTCGTGTTTGTCGCTCGCCGTACAAGGCGCGCCGCTTCGCGTTGCATTTCATCGATAACTTTTGGCGTCATCGGCTGATGCGCATATTTACGTTCAATCTCTGCAAAAATCCCGTTCATCGTTTCGCTGTCTGGTGGGATAACTTTAACGTTTAATCGTGCCATTGGTTTGTGCTGCCCTGTTTTTCTCAAAAGCCCTAATATCAGCCTTATCCCTGTTGCACTGTGCTAACGCTGACAACAACGCAACATTCAGGTTAAGGCTAGCTCCCCACGTAAACGGGTCGGGTAAATCTGGCTGGGGTGTTTCATCCGTCAGACTGGCTGGTAACGGAACGACCGGCACCGACACGTATACCGTTCGCGTATTCGTGCAACCGCTTAACTGCGCCAGAAGGAACGATACGAACAGCGCAATCATCACCCGAAACAGCCACTTTGATATCTTCCTGGGTTCTCTGTGACTCCAGTGCGATCTGCTGTTTTGCATGCTGGTTAGCCTCTATAACTGTATTGATGATTTGCAGAGATTGCAGGACGTTACTGGTAATGGCTGTTGCAGATTCAGCATTTCGTACAGCCTCATCAGCACGCTCCTTTTCGTGCTGATATTTGCTGTAGTAATGCCCGGCAGACCAGATAAAAGAACCGATGACGGTAACAAAGAAGGCAACAATAACCAGCTTATATCTCAGCTTCATTTACCACCCCACCCGCTTCTTTAAATCGGGCAATCAGGTCACCGATTCTATGTTCATACTGACCGTAACCAGCCCCCGGCAACGAAGCCCAGATATTGCTGCAACGGTCGATTGCCTGACGAATATCGCCGCGGTCAATCATCGGTAAAGCGCCACGCTCTTTAATCTGCTGCAGCGCTACAGCATCCTGGCTTTCTGGAGAAAAATCTTTCAGGCCAAGTTGCTTGCGGTAGGCATCCCACCAGCGTGAAAGAAGCTGGTAGCGACCGGCTGCTGTTGATTTGAGTTTGAGGTTTAGCGTGACAAGTTTGCGAGGGTGATCAGAGTAATCAGTGAATAGCTCTCCGCCTACAATGACGTCATAACCATGATTTCTGGTTTTCTGCCGTCCGTTATCAGTTCCCTCCGACCACGCCAGCATATCGAGGAACGCCTTACGTTGATTATTGATTTCCACCATCTTCTACTCCGGCTTTTTTAGCAGCGAAGCGTTTGATAAGCGAACCAATCGAGTCAGTACCGATGTAGCCGATGAACACGCTCGTTATATAAGCGAGATTGCTACTTAGTCCGGCGAAGTCGAGAAGGTCACGAATGAACCAGGCGATAATGGCGCACATCGTTGCGTCGATTACTGTTTTTGTAAACGCACCGCCATTATATCTGCCGCGAAGGTACGCCATTGCAAACGCAAGGATTGCCCCGATGCCTTGTTCCTTTGCCGCGAGAATGGCGGCTAACAGGTCATGTTTTTCTGGCATCTTCATGTCTTACCCCCAATAAGGGGATTTGCTCTATTTAATTAGGAATAAGGTCGATTACTGATAGAACAAATCCAGGCTACTGTGTTTAGTAATCAGATTTGTTCGTGACCGATATGCCCGGGCAAAACGGCAGGAGGTTGTTAGCGCAGCCTCTTGCCACCCGCTTTCACGAAGGTCATGTATAGAAGGCCGCAGCGTAACTATCACTGATGAGTTCAGGATAGCCAGTGGCTACGGCTCAGTTATGGTGCTGGTTAACGGACTTGAACCGCTACCCATTCGCTTACAAGGCGACCGCTCTACCATTGGAGCTAAACCAGCATGTTTGGCGGGACAGCGTGGACTCGAACCACGATAAGAAGGTTAACAGCCTTCCGTAATGACCTTTATACGACTGACCCAAATAAAAAAAGCCACCGTTGCAACTTAAGAGTCACTAACGGCAGCTTACATCTTTAAACGGTATGATATTTAATTCTGGCGGCCTCAAAAGCCGCAGCGGCAAGTTCGGCAGTGTCATGGTATCCAAGGTTAATACACTTTCCAGACGCATTAATTCTTGCTCTCCATTTCCCGTACTTAGCATCCCAAGACACGCCACGGTATCCAGATTTATTATTCTTCTGAATTTTCCTGTTCTGCATATTTTCGGAATGAGTGACAAGACGAAGATTTGATATCCGGTTATCTGTTCTTACCCTGTTGATGTGATCAATAAAACCATCGGGCATGGTGCCATAAACAATCAACCATGCCAGTCTGTGAGCAGGGTATGCTTTACCATTAATCATAATCATTAAATACCCATCAGAATTTATTGATGAGCATTTCTTGAAAGCAAAACGAGAGTTCCATGTCAAAGTGGTCCTCTCTCTCCCCTGCCTCCATCTCCAGTGAAAGTCGCCTGATGATGGATTGTAATCAACAACAGAAAGCACCATTTCTGGCGTTAATTTTATTTCTTTCATCGCTTTACCTTAGGGATAGAGCCTGTTCGCGTAGATATGACAGCCAAGAGCGGAGCGATGTTTCCACCACCATATCTCAGGCCCATATCACTAAGACTCTTGTTTTGATTGCACGCGAATGCAAAAAAGCCCACAGGAGGTGGGCTTGTGATGGTTGCTGAATGCAAAAGCAGCAGCATATGTGAATATTATGGCTAAATGGCTAATTGCATGTCAAGGCTTTTAACAGCAATATGCTTAACTTTCTCAACACGTTTACGCATTTTGAAAGCATTTTTCATTGGTTGGTACAAAACAAATAATGACGCTTTCAGGATGTCGTCAATTTCGTTTCTACAGGTTGCCAGTGAAGGTTTTCTCCATCCCTCGCCACCACGTCCACACATCTTGCGTGGCTTTGCAGTCGCGTGATAGTAGGATGCAATTGCTCGCTTAGATGAACCATGAGCGTAGTAGCTGAGGAGGATGCCAAAGGCTTTCTTGTCAATGTACATGACGGAATCGACGACCTGAGAAATCAACATTCCATCATCATCATTGCACATTGGCCTTGTCATAACTCTTCCCGGCTCTACGCTCTCCATGAACTTCGCTATTACGCTGCTCATGCGCTTTTCCAGACGACCTGAATAAACCCATGCGCCCCACAGTTCAAGCCAGCCATTCAGCCACTCATGCTGTTCTTTGGTGAGGTTTAGTTCTCTTATGCTCATCGTCTTCCTCTCTTGCCCTGTTTGACCATCAGGACGCCGTTAACTATTACGTGACGCTCGCCTTTGCTGTCTCGGTTGTACTTGAGCACTGTTCCTCTTGCGCAGGAAAGCATCCTCGCCACTTCGGTCTGATTGCCTCGTGTCTGGATAAGAAGCTCTGGTATCGTTTGAATTGTGGCGTTCATGCGTTCTCCAGTTCGGTGATTTTTATTCCAAGCCTTCCGCCTGGTACTTTCACGCCACGAATTACGCGAATGTCATCGAATTGCTCGTCGTCTTCCGCAAATCCGGCGTGGATAAGGGAGTCGAGTAAACCCTTCAGGATGTTATCGAGGTCGCGGCGGCGGGAGTCTGGAACGTCTGCGATGACTTTGATGCGGAGTCGTGATTTGGTGAAAATGTCTAACTTGAGTTGGCGGATGATTTGCTGAACGTCTTTTCGGTATTTCTGGCCTTTATCGCTGATGTAGTATTGGCTTCCCCGTCTTCGCCAGTAGGTGTTCACCGACGGCGGGTATGGAAGCACAAACTGATATTCGTTCATGACTTAATCTTCCCCTCCTTCAGCAGTATCGCCTGCGTCCTGATCACGCCTTCGAGGTGGTAAAGTCTGGCGTCTTTGTTGTCGAGAATCCGGGTGCGTCGGTCGATCTCCGCGTGGCAGTCACTACAAGCCCATGCGCCGATCAGGTCGTCAGGCTTCATTCCCGTTCCGCAAATTCCAGCCATCCGGTAATGTGCCAGAACTGTAGTTTCAGGATTACCATTGCATATTCCGTAAATACGTACCTGGCATTCTCTGCCGCGTGCTTCTTTGCGTAGGTTAGCCATTATGGTTCACTCCAGTAATTCTCAATTGCAGCAGCCATTCTCTGCATCCACTCAGCCAGCTTTAACGCGGCTTCTCTTTCAGAACCACATTTAGGGAAATCCTTCATTTCCATGCTGGCCTTATATGTTCTGAATGCCAGGTCTCCGGTAATAACCAACTCCTGATCAAGCACCGAGCGTTTATTCCGGTGTTGAACGTAATAGACAGATTCAGTCCGCATTTCTTCTCTGTCTTTTTTGAAGGAAATAAGCTCAGAGAAATCACTCATCGTCTTCTTCCTCGTACATTGAGCTATTCGGATCGCTCATCAGTTCTGCGCAGCAGTACTCACACACGTGAACTTCCAGCACATGCAGCTTCTGACCGCAGTTAGCGCACGTTAAAGCTCGCTCGACGCTTTCTTTCTGGTATTGAAGGGATTGGGATGGGCTAAGCATTATTGGATTCTCTGCATCATGAGAAAGACAATCATGGCGGCGCGGAGGGGATTTTCATGTATAGCTCGCTTAGATTTACAGTAGGCCACACCGCGTGCACCCCACTCGTCTTCATCGAGATTGATAATGCTAATCCTGTATTTTTCAATAATCGGCCATGCGGCTGCTGGGTTTGCGCATGGGTTAAAGGATCCGCGCTCAACTTCTACTTCAACTGCGTCTCCGTTTACAATGTCTCCCTCAAATGAGACAAACACCATATCGCCATTCTCACCTTCTTTGTAATCCGGTGATCCGTTATGAATGGCTTCGAATACCGCCACGTTAATTTCAAAATCACTTAACTGTGAATAATCCATTGTCATTTCCTCGCACGATTTCTTAGCCACCGGATATCCCACAGGTGAGCCGTGTAGTTGAAGGTTTTTACGTCAGATTCTTTCGGGATTGGCTTGCGTTTATTTCTGGAGCGTTTCGTTGGAAGGTATTTGCAGTTTTCGCAGATTATGTCGGTGATACTTCGTCGCTGTCGTCTCATTCTGCCATCCTGACGCCCTGCCCGATCGCCATCAATGCCGCTTTGGATACGGTAGTAAACATCCGTCGAGGACTGATGAACGGTCGCCAAATCAGCAGCATGGAGCCTTTGCTGTTTCCCTTCTTCTCCAGCCCTGTCGATGGTTCGATAAAATTAATCCGTCCATCAGTGATAATACGAACTTCGTCGACACTCTCCAGAGCCTTGCTGAACCATCCGACTGACATATCCTCTGGCACAAGCATAACTACCGTCTGTCGCTGTTGTATGCACTGCTCAGCGGCTTTTTCCACCCACGGCCTGATATTGCTATACGGTGGGTTATTCCAGATTGCACCGTGGCTTATCCACTCAGAATTTAGCGCGTCGTCGGCCTCAGTTAGCCAGTGAGCACACAGAGCATTTTTGTCGCTCGCTGCCGAATCCAGCCAGAATCCAAACTCAATATCCAGTGCATCAAAAAGCCAAAGCGGCGTTTGCCAGCAGTCCTTGTCGTGTGCTGGCGTATTTGATTTGATAGTCATGCAGCCCGATCTCCCCATCGCGCTTTCCATTCGAGAGCTAGTCGCGCTTCGTCTGACCACTTAACGCCACGCTCTGTACCGAATGCCTGTATAAGCTCTAATAGCTCCGCAAATTCGCCTACACGCATCCTGCTGGTTGACTGGCCTATTACCACAAAGCCATTCCCGGCAAGGTTAGGAACAACATCCTGCTGCTTTAATGCTGCGGTAAACACACACTTCCAGCTTTCTGCATCCAGCCAGCGACCATGCCATTCAACCTGACGAGAGACGTCACCTAAGCATGCCCATAGCTTCCTGTTTTGGTCTAAGCTGCGGTTGCGTTCCTGAATGGTTACTACGATTGGTTTGGTTGGGTCTGGAAGGATTTGCTGTACTGCGTGAATAGCGTTCTGCTGATGTGCCGGAGATCGAATTTCAAAGGTTAGTTTTTTCATGACTTCCCTCTCCCCCAAATAAAAAGGCCTGCGATTACCAGCAGGCCTGTTATTAGCTCAGTGATGTAGATGGTCATACGTCCGCCCCTTGTGCATATCGTCTGCCACGCGCAGCAGGTGCATTTGATGCTGTGCAAATCTGTCTGGCTTCATCCTGGTCACATGCAACAAAGTGTCCGTTGCAGAACCGCTGGTAAACCGTACCAAGCGAGCCAAAACGGTTTTTCGTCACGATGATTTCAGCAAATGGCGCGGCGCTACTGTTCTCGTCATATACCGCTTCCCGATAGAGCATGATGATTGAGTCTGCATCCTGTTCAATGCTTCCTGAATCACGCAAATCTGCGTTTGTCGGGCGTTTGTTTGGTCGCTTCTCAACATCGCGCGAAAGCTGACTCAGGGAGATAACAGGCGTTTTCAGGTCTTTCGCCATCGCCTTCAGGCTTCCGGAGATGTGAGCAATTGCAAGGTCGTTGCGGTCTGCTTTCGGCTTCTCAATCAGGCCAAGATAATCCGCCATGATGAGTGACAGGTTTGGATTTTCCTGTTTGTGCCGTTCTGCGATTGAGCGTATTTCTTCGACCGATAACCGCGAGGCATCGACTACCCATACATCCAAATCTGCAAGCTGATTCATGCCGTTAGCAACGCGCGCCCAGCCTTCGTCATCCATCGATGCAGGATTTCGCAGCACGCTAACCGACATCCTCCCGGCGTTGGCAATGCTTCGCTCTGCAATCTGCAATGCGCTCATTTCCATTGAGAAAATCAATACCCCGCGCCTGACGTCAGAACCAGGAAGAACGCGGCTTGCAACGCCTTCGGCAATCTTTAGCGCCAGTTCGGTTTTCCCCATACCAGGACGAGCGGCGATTATCACCAGGTCTTCCGCGTTCATCCCTCCGGTGATGGCGTCAAGTTCTTCGATTCCGGTCTTCAGGGTATCTGATTCCTCTCCGTTCCTCAGACGCCTGTCAAGCGTGTCAGTGTAGTCAGTAATGATTTCCCCTAACCGTACAGGTTTTACCTCGTCACGGGGCTTTCTGATGGCTGAGAGACGCTTTACAAGTTCATCCATCGCCTGACTCGATGCGTCGATGGTTCCGCTCTGAATTGGTTCACGCATTTCATCCATGATTTCCAGCACCAGACGGCGGTGATAGTTATCCGCGACCATTCCGGCATATCCCTTCAGGTTTGCGGCGCTCGGGCAGTTTTTGCTGGTCATCAGGATTGAGGTGAAATGCTCCTCTCCGCACGCCTCGGCAACCATCAGCGCGTCGATTAGGTTTCTGTTTCTCGCCTGCTTGCGGATAACCTCGAAGGCTTTCCGGTAGAGCGGAATTGAAAACGCTTCCGGCTCCAGTGTTGCCAGAACGTCGCTGGCGGTTGGAGTTAATCCACCAATCAGCAGGCCACCGATAACACTCGCTTCGATATCCTGTCTCATGCAATCCCCCTGTCTGCAAACTTCCCTTCCCGTACTCCCGTTAACGAATCTTCCCTCAGCAGGTAATCAAAATCTGCCGTCCAGCCAGTGTCGTTGTCTCCGAAGTAAAACGGCTTGGCCTGATGCACAAACGCCCTGACATACGCTCTGAAACCGTCCACGTTTGGCGTTTTCAGTTGCGGGATGATTTTCTTCAGGCGGCGTTTGCGTTTCTCGTTGACCGCAACAGCGTGTGGCAGTCTGTCACCGACTTCGGTGTTGTAGGCGTTCAGGAAGGATTCGTAGTCGATTCGTTCTGCCTTGCGACGTTCAGGTTTAACCTGCCCATCGCCTCCCCCATTGGGGGGTAGGGGGGTATTATTTATATTCTTGTTAATACCTTCTTGTTCATCATGTGCGGTTGTTTGTGCGGCTTCATGTGCGCTTTCATGTGCGGCATGTGCGCTGAAAGCCGCGCCATTACTGGCTTCGTCATGTGCGGCATCATGTGCGGTTGTTTGTGCGGCTTCATGTGCGGGTAAATTGTCCATTTTTTGAGCATATTCATGGTAATTTGTGATGGTGATCACACGACCTTTTTGCTTCTCTCCATCAATGGAGATCATCCCCTCTTTCACAAAAACCTGAAGCATCCGCTCAACCTGATCACGGCTTGCTGGCTTGCCATGTCTGTCGCATAACTGAAGACCTAAATCAGCTGCTGTCACAACCAGTTGACCGGGTTGCAGATGCCATTCATGACCTTTGAAATTCGCTTTGTATGGCTTTCTGGCGGCATTCAGGAGAAGGTTTTCCCACAGGGTGCGAAGATAAACATCTTTCGCCCATGACTGTTTCAGAATGCTCCGGTACAACGGAATGTAACCAGTTTTCTGGTTCTCCATCCTGTTGCTCCTGCGCTCGTGTGCGGCGCTGAAATCGTAGATTTTTGCTGTATTGCTCATAACTACCTGCCTTGACGAAAGACCTTAAGAACATTGTTAAACTGACTTACGGATATGTCTTCTTTGAGCAGCTTTTCCAGAAATGCGTTTGGAATGAACGTATATCCCTCCTCTTTTGGTAGAGACGGAAGCAACGCCCTCGCCTCAGCCTTCAGAAGCTCAGTTCTGGCAACTTTCACAAAAGAGATTTGAGTTCTTTCATCAATGGAACGAAGGAAGCGCAAACGCTTAGCTTCTTTGTGTGTATCAGGTGGATTAAAGCCTTTGTTTCGCATATAATTACCTCGCTGGATATTGTTAAAATTCCATCTGGGTTTGTTCAGAACGCTCGGTTGCCGCCGGGCGTTTTTTATTGGTGAGTCCATCAAGCGCATACTTAAAAGCCCTACTAATCGGACTGATGTCTGATGCCATTCCGAAAGCACACAAGACCGAAGCAATAAATCTCCAGTCCGTTCTGCTTATCTTCGATTCATGACAGCCAATCATCTTTGCCAGACCGCGCTGGGTAAGCGTTGACAGGTTGATGAGTAAATCTGTTTCTGCGCGATCAATTTCTCGCTGTGTTGGCTTGCTGTAACTTGCTTGTGTCATTTCTTAATATTTCCAATAGTGAATAGTTAGTTGAAAGATATGCGTGGAAACGCATATGGCCTTAGTTGGTCAGATATATTGGGACTCGCTTTGTCAGCGACGTAGGACGAATGTCCATTGTGAAAATAGCGGTGTTACTTATGCAGTTGTTTTTTTGTTACTTGGGAAGGGCTTTACCTCTTCCGCATAAACGCTTCCATCAGCGTTTATAGTTAAAAAAATCTTTCGGCCTGCATGAATGGCCTTGTTGATCGCGCTTTGATATACGCCGAGATCTTTAGCTGTCTTGGTTTGCCCAAAGCGCATTGCATAATCTTTCAGGGTTATGCGTTGTTCCATACAACCTCCTTAGTACATGCAACCATTATCACCGCCAGAGGTAAAATAGTCAACACGCACGGTGTTAGATATTTATCCCTTGCGGTGATAGATTTAACGTATGAGCGCAAAAAAGAAACCATTAACACAAGAGCAGCTTGAGGACGCACGTCGCCTTAAAGCTATTTATGAAAAAAAGAAAAATGAACTTGGCTTATCCCAGGAATCTGTCGCAGACAAGATGGGGATGGGACAGTCAGGCGTTGGTGCTTTATTTAATGGCATCAATGCATTAAATGCTTATAACGCCGCATTGCTTGCAAAAATTCTCAACGTTAGCGTTGAAGAATTTAGCCCTTCAATCGCCAGAGAAATCTACGAGATGTATGAAGCGGTTAGTATGCAGCCGTCACTTAGAAGTGAGTATGAGTACCCTGTTTTTTCTCATGTTCAGGCCGGGATGTTCTCGCCTGAGCTTAGAACCTTTACCAAAGGTGATGCGGAGAGATGGGTAAGCACAACCAAAAAAGCCAGTGATTCTGCATTCTGGCTTGAGGTTGAAGGTAATTCCATGACCGCGCCAACAGGATCCAAACCTAGTTTTCCTGACGGGATGTTAATTCTGGTTGACCCTGAGCAGGCTGTTGAGCCAGGTGATTTCTGCATAGCCAGACTTGGGGGTGATGAGTTTACCTTCAAGAAACTGATCAGGGATAGCGGTCAGGTGTTTTTACAACCACTAAACCCACAGTACCCAATGATCCCATGCAATGAGAGTTGTTCCGTTGTGGGGAAAGTTATCGCCAGCCAGTGGCCTGAAGAGACGTTTGGATAACACGTAAATGATTAAAGAACGTATTTCTTATATCATTCCGATTGCGATGGATGAAGGCAACCCAGTAACTCCAGTTCTTATCTATGAAATGGATAAAGACTCCCATGAAGTGGATCTATCATTTGGCGCTTTTTTTATCGGCCTTAAGGCTACAAAAAAATATTCCATAGGCATTGAGGTTTTCAATGCTCAAGAAATACCGATACCAATTGACACAAAACTGTACTCCAACCATAAGTTTTTTACGGTAGCAGAAGCCAACGATGGAGAAACCATCGTATCAACTTCTATGAGAATTAACTTCCCAAGGGTGAAAATTATCAAGCCTGGGATATTCGAAGTTAGAGCATCACTGGTTAATCCTGATAAAGGCGAAGTAATTGATGTAAAAAGTTCGTTTTTTGACGTGAAGATAACAGGATCAGTTCGCGATGAGTTTAGATAACAAGGTTGCTCAGCTTCGTCCAAATCAAAACATATCTCGCCCAATTGGACACTATTCCACTGATGATGCATACTCACGGCATGGTGGAGGAAACGGCGGAGGTAACATGCTTGAGGCTAGAGTTGCAAAGCTAGAGTCTGATGTTGAATACATCAAGCGCGATCTCGCTGAAGTAAAGTCAGATATAAAATCTGTAGATTCTCGTCTGTCAGGTATTGAGACAAGCATTAGCTCAGCAAAAATCACCATCAAGGCATCTGCGGTCGTTGTCAGTTTCGTGTTCGCATTTTGCGCCTACATTTTTGGAAGTTATGTTTCCAAAATCCTTGATGCCTTAAACGGACTCGTTCTTAAGTAACACACAACCCGGCCTCAGCGCCGGGTTTTCTTTACCTCACGATCCCCTTCACCCAATAACACATAACCAATTGTATTTATTTGAAAATTAATAGATACAACTCACTAAACATCGCAATTCAGATCTCTCGATCACCTCCCAAGCCACACACCCCTGCAAAAAAATAAATCTATATAAAAAACATACAGATAACCATCTGCGGTGATAAATTATCTCTGGCGGTGTTGGCATAAATACCACTGGCGGTGATACTAAACACATCAGCAGGACGCACTACTCACCAGGGCGGTGAATATACAACGATTCAAGCAAGAATCTACGGCGCTGACAAAGCGCAATAACCAAAGTGAACTTTGGGGTGTGGTGAAGGGTTCATGGACGGGAATATGTCGCACGTAAAGCGGCGAGGCCTGCGGGACTATTGCCGAATTGAAGTAGGCCGAAACAGGTCGAAATGGGTCTCCCACCTACCACACCACCAAAGTTCACCAGGAGGTCTATATGACACGCAGAACTCAGTTCAAAGGCAATTCACGTTCTCGTCGTCGTGAGCGTTTAAAGGCAAAGGCATTAGCTAACGGCGTACTGGCCCGCGAAGAAGCAATAAGTTCAGAAGTATTACACCGCCCTACTCTAAGCAGAGCGCAGATTCAGGCTAAAGGTACTCACGAAACGCCTGAGCGCATAGAAGACGCTAAGCCAATTAAGTTCATGGCACAGGACGTGATCTGGCAACAGAAAGAATACAGACGCAATCTGGAGCGAGCGGCCATTGTGTACGCGAATGAGTTTGGACATAAGCAACCAGAAACTGGTGTATGTCTTCCAAACGTAGCCATTTACGCGGCAGGATACCGGAAATCAAAACAACTGACAGCAAGATGACTTGTGTTGGTCGCCAGAAAATGAAATTAGGCAGCAAACCACTTATTTGAGGTGAGATATGACAAAATCATGGAGCGTACCTTTTCCTGAATCAGAAACTGAACATGAGGGAATGCCTGTTTTCTGGAGATTCCAGGCGACAGTTGAAGAAGATGGAATCAAAATATTCGCACTTCAATATATAGCTTTTCATCAGACAGAGCATTATGCATGGTTGGTTCCTGCGCATTGGATTGTTAATTTTAAACCAGCACCAAATCAGTGGTTACAGGAATGGAAACAAAAGAGAAATAGATATGCAATTAAGAAAGTAGCAAAAAATGCAGAAAGATCTTTTGCATTCCCAACGAAGAAACTTGCCATTGAAAGTTTATTGCGCCGAAAGAAATACCATTTAATGAGAATCAAACAAGATTTGGCTGTTGTATCAACTCTTGTTGATGGGATGAAGAATATTGATACATCAACACCAGATATTGAATATAACTTTGGACACAACCAAGAAACAGAAAATTGGGTATTCTACTAGGCCGCATAGTCGGCCTTTATTTTTGGCATAAACAACAGAGGCTAACATGGGATTTAAAGGTACTGAAGGTAAGTGGGAAATAATGATGGATGGGGATGAGATTAAAATCATCCAGGCAGACTCTCTTGAAAATGGCACAGGCTGGCGTTCGTATATTGCAATCTGTGAGGAAGTTCAATGTATTGAAGATGCCAATCTAATAGCGGCAGCACCTGACCTTCTCGAAGCACTTCAGTTATTACTTAATCAATCCAAAAATAGAACAACGACAACATATCCAGAATGGTATGGAGCTGTTAATAAAGGTCTTGCAGCAATCAGAAAAGCTCTTGGGGATAAGTAATGAAAGTAAAAATAACTGCTTCTAACACCAGTTTTATTAGTGTTGGTGATATTACAGAAGTAATAACAAACCATGATGGAACCCAAGTTATGTGGTCTGATCTTTGTAAAAGATATGAGCGAGTTAGTTGGTGTAAACTCGTATGGGGCGTCGAATACGAAGAAATACCTGAAATGCATGACGAATAAGCACTGTGTATTCATTCCAACGAGTGAATACACGGAGCAATGTCGCTCGTAACTAAACAGGAGCCGACTTGTTCTGATTATTGGAAATCTTCTTTGCCCTCCAATGTGAGGGCGATTTTTTTAACGGAGGATATATGAGTGAAGTAACAGATTTAGTTGTTATTGAAAAAGCAAATGCAATGACTGTATTTCAGTCTGCCGACCAGATTGAAGAAATCCTTCAAAAGGTTGAACGTGAAGTTATGTCCTTTGTGCCTGATATCACAACGGCAAAGGGCAGAAAGGAGATCGCTTCTCTGGCGTATAAAGTTGCGCAGACGAAAACATATCTCGATGGCCTTGGCAAAGACCTTGTTGCTGAACTGAAGGAAATTCCAAAGCTAATTGATGCCAACCGCAAGACAGTGCGCGATCGCCTTGATGAGCTGAAAGCCAAGGCGCGCCAGCCTCTTACTGATTATGAGGAAGAACAGGCGCGGATTAAAGCCGAAGAAGAAGCTAAGGCAGCAGCTGAAGCTCTCGCAAAGCAAATTGAGTCTGACCATGAAATAGCGATTTTGATGGATCGCGAATTTGACCGCCAAAGAGAAGAGGCAAGACTCAAAGCGGAGCAGGAAAAGCGAGAGCATGAAGAACGCTTAAAAAGAGAAGCTGAAGAGAAAGCCAGAGCAGAAGCCGAAGCAAAGGCAAAAGCCGAAATTGAAGCAGCAGCAAGGCGAGAAGCAGAAGCTAAGGCCGCAGCGGAACGTGCAGAGCGTGAACGCATTGAAGCCGAGCAACGAGCACAGCGCGAAGCAAAAGAGGCAGCAGAACGAGCTGAAAGAGAAAAGCAGGCGGCAATTGAAGCAGAACGCCGAAAAGCACAGGAGGAGGCTGAACGAATCCGGCGCGAGGCTGAAGCAAAAGAGCAAGCCAGAATAGCAGAAGAAAAAAGAATCAAGGACGAAGAAGAGCGTAGAGCAAAGGATAAAGCTCACCGGAAAGAAGTAAATAACAAAATACTTGCTGACCTTATCAAGGTTGGTGCATCAGAAGATGTTGCTAAAAATATCATAACAGCCATCGCAAAAGGCGAAGTATTCGCAACAAAAATAACCTACTAATAAACCAACATAAGGAACCACCCATGATTTACGCAATCGCGGGAGGCGCTCGCATGGGTGCCTTCCAACTAAATGAATCTTTACTTGAACGAATCACCCGTAAATTACGTGACGGATGGAAAAGAGTTGAGGTCTTATTATGCGCAATGAAATAGCCATCAATCACCAGATGCTTCGTGCTGCACAGAACAAAGCAGTAATAGCCAGATTTATTGGTGATTCAAAAATGTGGCTTGAAGCAAATAAAGCGATGAAATCAGCTATCAACCTTCCGTGGTATCGCAGGAAATGAGTTTTACAGATAACTGGTCAGACGAAGAATTCATTCGTCAGATGAAAGAATTAATCGGTAACGAAGGAGATATTCATGTCACTTGCAACCACAGTGAAGGAGAGCAAGTTACAGAGACGCATGTACACGCAGAAAGCTCTCTGGTATCGCCATAATGGTGACCGCGAAGGAATGCGGGTATGCCTTAATTTGTCCCGAGTCGAAGTATTAAATCAGCGTTATTTCCTTGGGCCGTGTCCATTCTGAGGTGAATTATGGATTTGAACAAATTCGATGAGCCATTCAGCCCTGAAGATATAGAATGGAGAATACAGCAAAGCGGTAAAACACGCGATGGCAAGGTGTGGGCTATGGTGCTGGCTTATGTCACGAACAGGGCAATCATGAAACGCCTTGACGATGTTTGCGGCAAAGCAGGATGGCGCAATGAATACCGAGATATTCCCAACAACGGAGGCGTTGAATGCGGCATATCAATCAGGATTGATTCCGAATGGGTAACCAAATGGGATGCTGCTGAAAACACGCAGGTAGAAGCCGTAAAAGGTGGTCGTTCCGGTGCAATGAAGCGCGCTGCCGTTCAGTGGGGAATCGGTCGGTATCTGTATAACCTTGAGGAAGGTTTCGCACAAACATCTCTCGATAAAAAGCAGGGATGGCACAGGGCAAAACTCAAGGATGGAACAGGATTTTACTGGCTCCCTCCATCGCTGCCGGGATGGGCAATCCCAGCATCAGATAACAAACCATCACCAGAAAATACCAACCAGACATCTCCATCGGTTGACTGCGAACAAATCCTGAAAGACTTCAGCGATTATGCATCAACAGAAACTGACAAGAAAAAACTCATCGAGCGTTATCAGCGTGACTGGCAATTAATGGCTGGCAACGAGGAGGCACAGGCTAAATGCGTTCAGGTAATGAACATCAGAGTTAACGAACTAAAACAGGCGGCATAAATGTCTCACTTGGACGGAATTATTAAAAGATTCGAGTCCAGCTACAAAGTTAATGAAACAACAGGTTGCTGGGAGTCTACCTATTCAAAAAACAAAGGAGGATACACAAAATTTGTAGCCTTTGGCGTAACAATGCTTTCTCATCGGGTTGCTTTTGAGCTTTATCACTCCCCCATTCCATCTGGGAAGATGGTTTGCCACAAATGCGATAACCAATGCTGCGTTAATCCTGAACATCTCTTTTTAGGTAGCGCGCAAGAAAACATGGACGACAAGATAGCAAAAGGAAGGCATCGTGGAGCCAAGAAAGGTCATGCTCATCATGGTGCAAAATTAACAGAGTGGCAGGTTATAGAAATTAGGAAAAGACTCTCTGAAAAAGAGAGTCAGTACAAGATAGCAAAAGACATGGGTGTATCTCAATCAATTATAAGCAACATAAAAACTGGCAAGAGGTGGAGCAAATGAGTTCTCGCGGGATAAATAAGGTGATTATCCTTGGTCGGGTAGGACAAGACCCGGAAGTTCGATACTCACCATCAGGAACAGCGTTCGCTAACCTGACAATAGCCACGTCAGAACAATGGCGAGATAAAAATACTGGCGAGCAAAAGGAATTGACTGAATGGCATCGTGTTGCTGTATCCGGGAAACTGGCTGAGGTCGTGGGGCAGTATGTGAAAAAAGGTGATCAGATTTATTTCGAGGGAATGCTGAGAACCAGAAAGTGGAAAGACCAGTCAGGGCAAGACCGTTACACAACCGAGGTTCATGTCGGAATTAATGGCGTGATGCAAATGCTTGGCGGCATTGGCGACAGCAAACAACAAGCAGCCAGCAGGCAATCACAGAAGCCACAGCAGCAATCATCACCAGCACAACACAACGAACCTCCGATGGATTTTGACGACGATATACCCTTTGCACCAGTAACTCTCCCCTTCCCTCGTCACGCTATTCACGCAATTTAATCAGGAGAAAATCATGCCAGCGCCTCTGTATGGTGCGGATGACCCGCGCCGCTGTTCCGGCAATTCCGTATCGGAGGTGCTGGATAAATTCAGAAAAAACTACGATCGAATAATGTCTCTACCGCAGGAAACGAAAGAGGAAAAGGAATTTCGCCACTGTATATGGCTTGCAGAGAAAGAAGAACGCGAGCGAATTTACCAGACATCAATCCGACCATTCCGCAAAGCCACATATACCCACTTCCCTGAAATTGACCCGCGCCTGCGTAATTACCGCTCACGTTATGGCGCTATCAGTAATGACTGAGGAATTTACCATGAGAGGACTTGCATACAATCCCGGCATTCTTCCGGCAGAAATGATTATTCGCCAACGCGTAAAGCCAATGCCATCGAGAGAGGAATTGCTTAAGAGAAATTCTTCTCCGTCAGTGAATCAAAACAAATATCTGAATGCGATGTGGCGCAAAGGAGGCAACCAGTGAGTGAGTCAAAATGCCAAATTAATGGCAACAAGATAGAACCGTGCGCGGCGTTGGCAAAATCTCTCGAATATGGAAATCCAACATTCAAGAGTAAAGGCATATTTATCCCGGAGCGTGTGAACATAAACACCGGCGAGTCATGCATAGATATTGCTCAAATTCACTCGGGGAAATATATCGGTCGTGGCGTTGCAATGTGCTTTTGCCCGTTCTGTGGTGAAAGTTTGAAAACGTGGGAAGCGGAGGCAGCCAGTGAGCAAAATTGACCATCAGGCACTGCGTGAGGCGGCAGAGCAGGCAATGCATGACGACTGGGGATTTGACGCGGACCTTTTCCATGAGCTGGTAACACCATCGATTGTGCTGGAACTGCTGGATGAACAGGAAAGAAACCAGCAATACATCAAACGCCGCGACCAGGAGAACGAGGAGATTGCGCTTACGGTTGGGAAGCTGCGTGTTGAGCTTGAAGCAGCAGAGAACAACCTTATTGATAGTGAATGCCATGTTGCTGAACTGGAAGAAGCTCTACGCGATAAGCAGGCGTTACTTGAAGCCTCAGAAAAGCGCAACGCAAAATTACAAAGCGAGAATGCATACATCCGCAACCGGTACAAAGAACTGGACCTATTAATCGGGAAAAACATTCTGGTCATGCAGGCTGCCATTATCGAATGGCAGGCAACTGGCGACGCTAAGAGCGGACTAGCATGGATTTATAACACACTGTTTGGCCCTGGCGAATTACCGGACGAATCTGAGAAAGATGCTCAGGCCTACTTTAATCGCAAATATGCACCGATTGACGAAAAGCTTATGGCGCTTCACAAGTGGTTTTGGGAACAAAGTGAAGCCGAGCGCGCCGCTGGCATTCGCATCAAAGGAGAGTGAGATGAACGGACAAATCTCAATTGTTCGACCGGGAGCATGTGACGATTGCGAGATACGAATGATTATTCGTCTGGCGAGGGGGAAAACAATAACTGCTCTCATTACTCCAGAAAATCTCGCATTAGCATTAACCGGAAAGTCAGACCTGCCAGTAGAGCTAAAGCTGCGAAATGTTGAGATTAAGGTGAAATAGCTATGACCACTATTACCAAAGAGCGACTGCTGACAATCAAGCAGTGGCGCGAAACATACGGACCGGGTAGCAACGTTGTACTGCCAGCAGAAGAAGCGGAAGAACTGGCACGAATTGCTCTGGCATCGCTGGAAGTCGAGCCGATAGGTTTCCGTTGCAGGCGCAATGATAACCTTGGTGATTGGAGTTACGTATATCATCGAGAGCCAGATGATTTTGAGCGCAAACATTTAGTGATAGAGGGCATTTACGCCGCCCCTCCAGCGCAAGTAGTACCGAAAGAAAAACCAATGCCTAATCCTCTTAGCATGTACGCGGTTGATGCTGTTGCCGCTATTGCAGAGGTGAGAGGCTGGAACGCCTGCCGTGCCGCTATGCTTCAGGGGAAAGGAGACTGATATGGATAAAAACACCACTGCTTACTGGAATCTGTCACTTGATACCGAATGCCCAAAATGCGGTCACAATTTCGATCTGCTTTGTGACGCTGATTTCTGGGAGTTTTCTGGAGCTAAACAGGCATGTGAAGAAATAAAAGGTTACGAAACATGCTGTCCAGAATGTAACCATGAATTTAAAACAGATTTCGTGTATTGAGGCATAACAAATGACCACTATTACCAGAGAACAGGCACAGAAAATTATTGAAGCAGCCGATGAGGTTATTAGTGCGCTTGCCGGAACTAACGAGGATGTTCACCCTGGTAGCGATAACATGCTACGCCTGTGGGATGACCTGAATGACCGTTACGCGCCCCCTGAAGTTGTGCGTGAGCTGGCACGAATTGCACTGGCATCACTGGAAGCAGAGCCTGTAAGCCAAACTTACAACTTGCCAGAATTAATCGAAGGGATGGAAGTTTCCATTGATGTAAGCACTTGTGATGCTGATTTAGGTAATCGCTATTTCGGTACCGTCACCGAGGCGTTAGAACTTGATACAGCCAAGAATGGTTACATCCTCCTAGTTCAGGACGCAGAGCCAAACTTCGATGTAAATGGCAACTCTCCGGTAATTCCGGGCGGTTGGATAAGCTGTAGTGAGCGAATGCCGGATAGCAAAACAGCCGTTCTTGTTGCCAGGGAGTTTGACAGGAAAGGTGACTGGCGAATGAAATGGGCGACTTACATCCCGGGGCATCCTGACGCTAATGATGGGTGGGTAATACCTGGTGCGTCGTGGATACCATCACACTGGATGCCGCTACCAGAACCGCCGCAGGAGGTTAACCATGGCTAACCTGCAACTTGCCGTCAAAGGTGAATAACAATCCTCGCACTCGCGGGGATTTCTTTTATCTGAACTCGCTACGGCGAGTTTTGTTTTATGGAGATGATAAATGCACTTCCGAGTCACAGGTGAATGGAATGGAGAACCATTCAACAGAGTTATCGAAGCGGAGAACATCAACGACTGCTATGACCACTGGATGCTGTGGGCGCAGATAGCACATGCAGACGTAACCAATATTCGAATTGAAGAACTGAAAGAACACCAAGCCGCCTGATGGCGGTTTTTTATTACCTGATTTGCAGGTTCGATTCCCTATTCGGAGATAGCACTCATGCAACACGAATTACAGCCTGATTCACTGGTTGATTTGAAATTCATCATGGCCGATACTGGCTTCGGTAAAACCTTCATCTATGACCGGATTAAGTCCGGCGACCTGCCAAAAGCCAAAGTTATCCACGGGCGAGCAAGATGGTTATATCGTGACCATTGTGAATTCAAAAATAAGCTCTTAAGCCGCGCCAATGGGTAAAATAGCGGGTAAAATATTTCTCACATCTAAAAAACTCCATTCCAATCAATCCCCTGCCGCTTCAAGTAGATGTCTGCAGGGGACACCAGATACCCTTCAAACGATATCTACCTTCACCCCGTAAAAGATAAGTTTGGCAGCACATTTGCCCTATCTACTCATTTTTCCTGCAACAGGTTGAAATCTCAACACGGTCAGAAAACGCTGATGACTAAACAGCCCTGGGCCGGGCGATGTAACCATCACACACAATCCTGATCGCGAAATATGGCGTGACTTGATACTTCACTCCACAATGCTTTCCTTGATGAATTCGCAGGCCCGTGATACACGGGACAGGTCGCTGAATTACGACAATGCCCTGGAAATCAGCGAGCCGTGTATCCAGAGTACATTTGAGCGACTGTACCAGAACATGAATGAGGCGTTTGGATTAGGCGATTATTAGCAGGGCTAAGCATTTTGGTATTATTATTTTCCGGTTGAGGGATATAGAGCTATCGACAACAACCGGAAAAAGTTTACGTTTATATTGCTGAAGGTACTGGCGTTTCCATCACTATTTGCTCACGTTTTTTACTCAGGAAGAAAATGCCAAATAGCAACATCAGGCAGACAATACCCGAAATTGCGAAAAAAACCGTCTGGTAGCCTGCGTGGTCAAAGAGTATCCCAGTCGGCGTTGAAAGCAGCACAATCCCCAACGAACTGGCAATTTGAAAACCAATCAGAAAGATCGTCGACGACAGGCGCTTATCAAAATTTGCCACGCTGTATTTGAAGACGGATATGACACAAAGTGGAACCTCAATGGCATGTAACAGCTTCACTAATGAAATAATCCAGGGGTTAACGAATAGCGCGCAGGAAAGGATACGCAACGCCATAATCACAACACCGATAAGTAATGCATTTTTTGGCCCTACCCGATTCACAAAGAAAGGAATAATCGCCATGCACAGCGCTTCGAGTACCACCTGGAATGAGTTGAGATAACCATACAGGCGCGTTCCTACATCGTGTGATTCGAATAAACCTGCATAAAAGACAGGAAAGAGTTGTTGATCAAAAATGTTATAGAAAGACCACGTCCCCACAATAAATATGACGAAAACCCAGAAGTTTCGATCCTTGAAAACTGCGATAAAATCCTCTTTTTTTACCCCTCCCGCATCCGCCGCTATGCACTGGTGATCCTTATCTTTAAAACGCATGTTGATCATCATAAATACAGCGCCAAATAGCGAGACCAACCAGAAGTTGATATGGGGACTGATACTAAAAAATATACCGGCAAAGAACGCGCCAATAGCATAGCCAAAAGATCCCCAGGCGCGCGCTGTTCCATATTCGAAATGAAAATTTCGCGCCATTTTTTCGGTGAAGCTGTCAAGCAAACCGCATCCCGCCAGATACCCCAGGCCAAAAAAGAGCGCCCCCAGAATTAGACCTGCAGAAAAATTGCTTTGCAGTAACGGTTCATAAACGTAAATCATAAACGGTCCGGTCAAGACCAGAATGAAACTCATACACCAGATGAGCGGTTTCTTCAGACCGAGTTTATCCTGAACGATGCCGTAGAACATCATAAATAGAATGCTGGTAAACTGGTTGACCGAATAAAGTGTACCTAATTCCGTCCCTGTTAATCCTAGATGTCCTTTCAGCCAAATAGCGTATAATGACCACCACAGCGACCAGGAAATAAAAAAGAGAAATGAGTAACTGGATGCAAAACGATAGTACGCATTTCTGAATGGAATATTCAGTGCCAT